TGGCCCGAGCTGTGCATATCAGCGGTCGCGATCAGGAAGTTCACTGGGTTGATCCCAGCTGTGGCCTGGGCTTGAGCCATTTGGTCCGGCGCGAGTGTTGGGGCGGTGGGCATTTCACTGACCTATCAATTGCTTCCCGCCAAGGTTGCCGGGAGAAGGGAGCGCTGAGGAGCCAAGGAAAGACGGGGTTGTGGGCTTTTTCCCCGGCTTTGTGCCTTGCGGAGCCGAGCCAAAGACCGGCGGCGGTGGGACGTTCGCTGGCAGCTGTGGTAGGGCTTGCTGTGGAACTTTGGGGGTCATCATCCAACCTTTTGGAACATTTCTGGCATAAGTAATAGGACCTTCATGCGATCCAGTAGCCAATTGGTTGAAGCTAAGGTCATATCTGTTGATAGAAAAACGATCGAACCATCTTCTTTCTCTGATAGAAGTAGTATATTCGATAAATCCATTTTCTTAGCTGTTTCCAATACAACCTCTGTCGAGTTGAACTTCACTGGAATGCGCAATAATGCAACCATCATGCGGCTTCCATGTATTTCTGATCGAAGGGATTGTATTCGGTCTGGTGAATTTCCACTGGTGGGCCCTCGCGACCAGCGCCTGCATGTGGGGCTAATGGCCCACCAAAGGATAGGGCCAGCGCATCTAGATCGTCAAGAACCAGGCCAGGGTTCTCGTCCATCAGGTCTTCTTTGGAGACCAGGAGGATTTCATCGTTCTTGTTGAAGGTATAGCGGATCGCCAGCATTGCGTTGCGGAGGTCGTTGTCTTTTGGCAGCTTCCCGCCCTTGACCCAGCTACGCAGGGCACCGTACATTGCAGCCCGCATGTTGGCATATTTCTCGCCAGTGTTGTCGTTGTTGGTGCCGGTTATTGAATCCTTCGCACCGAATTGAATTTCCCATACATGTAAATGCTTTGCGCGACATTGGTCGACAACACCACCACCGACGCCACCGCCGTCGATGAAGATTCCGTCCGGATGCCATTGAGCCCAGCAGTCAAAGACCCAGTTGGCGAGTTCGACGGTGTTGATCCCATTGAAGACCTTGCGCTCGATCGTTCGAGCATCGCGGCCTTTGCGAGGAAAGATAACCGAGTTGTTGCGCCCGTAGCGCGCAACATCGACCCCCATTGCAAGCGGTGTCTGTTCATCGACGTGGACTTCGCGGTCGTCTGCCATTGCCGCGTCGATTTCCGCTGCAGCGAAGAACTCCATCAGGCCTTGCCGTGGGAACTGGCCAAGGATGCGAATGCGGACGTAGTCGGAGTCTTCGCCGTAGGTTTTGATCAGGCGCTCGGCCCGCTTTTGGTTGTAGATCGGGACGGTGCGGGAGTCGATCTGGGTACAGTGCCAAAAGGCGTGGTGTTGGCCGCCATCGAAGCACTCGCGGAAGCGGCCAGTGTTGCGAGTGGGGTTTCCGCAGACGAGCCAGATTAGTTGGGTATCGCGATCGGAGAATGCGCCTTCAGCCGTTTCCCAGATGATGTCTTCGATCTCCGAGGCCTCGTCGAAGATCATTAGCATTCGCTTGCCTTTGTTATGGAGGCCGGCAAATGCTTGTGGGTTGGTCTTGGACCATGGGATCATATCGATCCGCCAAGTGCGCTCGCGTTCGGGGTCTTTGGAGACTAGGGAGGTGGCGTTGAGGGTGAAGAACTCGCGGGAGAACCAACAGAGGTTGAACCATTTGCCGAGTTCAGCCCAGGTTTTGGTTTTCAGCTGGGTCTCGGTGTTTGCGGTGATGACCCCGCGGCAGTCTGGGAAGGTCATGAAGGCCCAGAGGGTGAGTTGGGCTACCGTGGTGGACTTTGCAATGCCATGGCCCGAAGCAATAGCTTCTTGGATTGCTTCGTCTGCGGAGACCAAGCCCAAGCGGATTCGCTCCATTAGGTCCTTGGCCCAGGGCATCGGGCCAGAGTAGGCCTCGAGTTGGGTCCCGACTTCGCCCCAAGGGAACGCTCCAAGGACGAAGGCAAGGGGATCATCGCGAACTTCTGCAAGCCAGGCGAGCAGTTGCTCCTGCCAGTTCGAAGAGGGAGAGCGCTCGGAGACCGGAGAGCCATGCCAGGAAATCCGATCGAGCATCTCTCCCTCCTCTACATCCGCCGCCGGAAGCCAGCCGAAGCTACGGCGGATTTGGGCTCCTCAGGAGCCTGGGGGAGCTCCTGAGGATTCGACACCAAAGCCTGGGATTGGGGGGCAATCGCCTTGGCATCGATTACGGTGGCTTGGCCTCGCGCGGCCATCATTTGCTCCATTCGCTTGGCGAAGTCGAAGTTGATGTTGGTGTTGATGGTTTTCTTCGAGTAGCCAAAGCGATCGGCGCGATCGGAGGTGATGGCGAGTAGGGTTTTGAGTGGAATCAACTCGCCCTTGTCATCGGCGTCATCGAGATGGGCTTCGACCTGGCGTTCGGCTCGGAGCATGTTCGAAGTCGAGGTTTCGTAGAACTCGTCCTGGGATTGGACGAAGGCTGAGTCAACCTTGTTGCGATACTCCGCGACTAACTGCTGGAAGGCTGGATCAGTCTTAAGTGTGGCTAGTCGCACAGCCGAGAACCCAGTGATTCGGAGGATTTCCTCATTGCGGAGCCCTGCAGCACAGAGCCTCGCCAAGCGATGGTGGGTATCGCGGAAGCCCTTCACCCGCGGAGCCACTCGCTTCTCGTTCCTTAGACAACCCAAGTCCTCGCGCGTAAGCACCCGCACTGCGAGAATCCGCGGCGGTTTGGCGATCTTACCTCGGTGCAACTCAGGCTTCACAATCGTCTCCAGGAAGAAACCCGCCGTTCTGGGGCGGGTGGGAGTAGCGGATAGAGCGGCATCATATCGACTAGCATATCTAGCGATATAGATGGCTTTGGTGGTACATGCTTCGTGTTGTGCTTTGGCTGGTACTTCTTGATCATTGCCGCCTCAATCTCATCCAACTCCTTAAGCATACATGGCCGAATCCAAATTCGATCAAAAGCGAATCCAGCCTTCCTTTGCCTATATCCCGCCTTCCAGGGCTCCAGCTTTCCACGTGCATTCGCATGCGAATAAACCCGCGTCAGTGGCTTCTTTGACTGCCCAATGTAAACAATCTCCCCACGGCGCAGCAATGCATACACTGCACAATGCAGCATAAACGAAACCTCAACAAACCCATCGACTTCCATAACTCCAAATTCCTAGACAAACCTCCGCCCCATGATCGAGTATAACATGTTTCACTTTGCAAAGTCAAGTTCCTTTTCTTCCTTCGATGAAAGGTATGGGCCCTTCGTTTTCCACACGATTTATGAGGATATGGGCCCTTCGAAATCAGCACAATTTGCGCCTAGCAGTATTGCGCCACGCGCGCGAACGAAATTTTGGCCCCCCGGGTGGTGTCCCGAGAGGCCATGGGGAGTTGCGGTTGCTAGTCCTTAGTCGAGAGCAGCGCGCGGTTGGCTTCGACGAACTCCATCACGCCCTTCATGTTCGCGGCGAGCTTATCCCATTGCGAGCCATAGAGGGTAACGGGGAAGCGACCTAGGCCATAGACGGACACGCCGCCTTTCTCGGTGACTTTGCAAGTGATCTTGCGATCGCCTTGGACTTTCATCTGAGCAACAAGGGCGAGTAGCTGCTCGCGGGTCATGTCGTTGACATTGCGGAGGATCGTCATGGCTTGCTCCTTTAGGCCATTTGCGCGGAATGCGCTGGCCATGCCGCGACAATGCGCTCGATCGAGGCCAAAGTCCAATCACGAAATGTTACAGCGCTGGCGCTTCCCCTGCGACAATCGGCCGCACTACATCCCTCGATAGCTCCTCGATTATCCCTCGATTAGCCCTCGATATACCGATAGGCAAAACCATCACACCTGTGTCCCTCCCCCGCCCTATATGGCCCCTTCTCCCTAGTTCTGCCCCTTCCTACCTTGTTCCTTCTCTATATATATACGACTATTATAGAACAGGGTAGGGAGGGAGGTCAGGGCAGGGAGAACACGCCATCTACCGGGGCAGGGCCAGACAGGTGCTATGGTTTCGTCTATCGGGCTATCGAGGGGTAATCGGGGCATCATCGAGGAGCTATCGGGGATAAATCGGGGTGCGATTGGTGTTGACAAAGGGGGCCTGCGGGTATATACTGAAGGGACAATAGAGCTTCGTCTGCCAACTCCGGCTACCAGCCCACACGTCTAGCACTACCAACTCTGGCCCCACACCGATCCCACGCTGACCTGTAACACTACCAACTCCATTC